TATTAAATTATAATAAAAAAATTAAATTAATACATTTTTCAACAGATGAAATTTATGGCGAATCTAATAATGATACTATTATATTTAAAGAAGATTCTAATTTTAATCCAACTAATCCATATGCAGCAACTAAAGCTAGTGCTGAATTAATTATCAATACATATAAGTATTCTTATAATTTACCAATAATAATAACGAGATGCAATAATGTATATGGAATAAATCAACATAAAGAAAAAGTAATTCCTAAATTTATATCTAATATAATAGATAATAAACCGATTGAAATACATGGTACACAAAATAAAAAAAGAGATTTTATATACATTGATGATGTTATAAGTGCATTAGAAATTATAATAATAAATGGAGTAGATAGTGAAATATATAATATTGGTATTAATAATCCAATATATATATACGATTTGGCAAATATAATATGTAATAAAATGAATAAAAAAAATCATAAAATTTTAAGAGTAAAAGATAGACCTTTTAATGATTATAGATATAATATAGATAATAGTAAATTAATGAATATAGGTTGGAAACCTATTTTTATTAATAAAAATGATTTTGAAAAAAATTTAGAAAAGATTATAGATAATATAAAAAATAATTAATTATATTCTATTAATTTAATTATTTTACCTTTAAAATACCAATTAAAATATGTTATATTAAATAATTTATTAAATTGATTTGTTGAATAATTATTATTACATTTTAAATAATGATTATTATTATATAATAAATATTGTAATTGATATATTTGATTTTTTAAAACAATAATTTTTAATTCCCAATTTAACTTATTTAATATTTCATATTCATTTTTTGAAATATCAATTGCATTTATATTATTAAAATAAAATGTTGATGGTACATGAGAAATATCCATTATATAAGTTATATTATATAATAATATCAAATATCATTTTTTTTAAAATTTATTTAAGAATTACATTTAATTAATGTTTAGAAAAAGAAGAATGAGTGGAAATAAAATTGGGATGATTAATACAACAGAATTTGATAGTGTTGTTAAAAAACTAAGAGAATTCTTTCAGAAAAAAGGATTTGAAGAAGTACATACGCAAAGTAGATTAAGTATATTAGCTGCATGCGAAGATCCCAAAACTATATCCACTTATAGTTATTCAGGTCAAGTTTGGCCTTTACCACAAACCGGACAAATGTGGTTAGAATATGAATTACTAAGTAAACCTGAAGCAAATGGATTTTTCTGTGTAAGTACTAGTTATAGAAATGAACCAAATCCTGTTCCAGGTAGACACGATAAAATATTTCCAATGTTTGAATTCGAAATGAAGGGTGGTATGGATGAAATGAAAAAAATGGAAGAAGAATTGTTAGATCATTTAGGTTTTAATAAGTTTTATCCTTCGGGAACTTATCCAGAAGGAGATTATATTGATATTGCTGAAAAATATGAAACAAAAGAACTAGAACATGAACATGAAGAAAAACTTAGACAAGATCATGGACCAGTTTTTTTCTTAAAGCATTTCCCTAATTTTAGTTCACCATTTTGGAATATGAAACAAGCTGATGATAGTACTGTAGAAGGAGGTCATGCTAAAAAAATTGATGTAATTATCAATGGAATTGAAACAATTGGTAGTGCTCAACGATCTACAGATCCAGAAGAAATGAGAAAACAATTCTATAATATAAGTGATGGCGCATATGCGAATATTTTATTTAGTAATTTTACAAAAGAAAGAGTTGAAAGAGAACTTAATGAATTTTTAAGTTTTAATTTCTTTGAACGTTCGGGTGGCGGAATTGGTATAACTAGATTAATTAAAGTAATGAAAGAATCAGAATTGCTTTAATTATTAATAATTTATTTTTATAAATAGAATTAAAATAAAAAAATTGATTTTATATTAAATTATTAATTTTAATAATGTTTGAAACATTTTACAGCGAATATTGTAAAAATTATTATAATTTGGAAGCATATATAATTTATATTAAAAGTTTTGATATGGTATCTATTATTAATAATAATATGTATCCTGAATGTAATATATCATTCTAAAGTATTTATATTACATCATACAGTATGATTTCCAGAAATATTTAAGTTGTATTTTTTCCATTCGGGTATAATTAAATCACCATCTATTATAATATCTAAGTTATTATTATCCATATATATTAAATCACTTAATTTATTAAGATCATTATAATTATTAAAAGTTTCTTCAGATTTAACAGTAATTATCGTACCCGTTACACTTAAATCTACTTTTATATCAATATCTTTATCTAAATAATAATTTTTCATATATATTTATTCTATTTTATAATTATATTTAAAAATAAATTTTATTATAGTTAATAATATGAATGTTTTTATAATTGGTCACAATGGTTGGATTGGTAAAAAATTTTGTAATATTTTAGATAATAATAATATTAATTATAAATATTCAAATTTGCGCGCTGAAGATGATAATATATTAAAAGAAATATTAAATTATAATACAACCCATATATATTGTTGTTGTGGTAGAACACATGGTTATATTAATGATATAAAATATAATACTATAGATTATTTAGAAGATCCTTCTACATTAAAAGAAAATATTAATGATAATTTATATGTTCCATTGTCATTAGCTTTATTTTCTGATAAAAATAATATTCATTTCACTTATATTGGAACAGGTTGTATATTTGATGATTCTATTACTAAATTTAATGAAAATGATAAACCCAATTTTTTTGGTTCAAATTATAGTATTGTTAAGGGATTTACTGATATGTTGATAAAACAAACCAATGCCTTAATATTAAGAATTAGGATGCCAATTTCTAGTGATAATAATGAAAGAAATTTTATTACAAAAATAACAAAGTATAACAAAATATGTAGTATCTCTAATTCAATGACAGTATTAGATGATATGCTACCATTATGTTTGAAAATGATGATTAATAAAGAAAAAGGTTGTTATAATTTTACAAATCCTGGTGTAATATCACATAACGAAATTTTAGAATTATATACAGATATTGTTGACAATAAATTTAAATGGAAAAATTTTTCTATTTACGAGCAAAATAAAATATTAAAATCTAAAAGAAGCAATAATCATTTAGATACAAGTAAATTAGAAAGTAAATATGAAGTTAAACATATTAGAATGGCATTATATTATTCATTAGAAAAAATGCGTAAAAATAATCAAGAATTATTAATGATAAATTAACAACTATTTCAAATAAATTAGATAATATTTAGTCATCCCACCATAAACCCACAACAGTTCCTTTAGTTCCTGTTGGTACCCAATGTATCCAAAATTTAACACTACCTCCATCTCTTGTTTGTGGAAAGTCCCATCCGTGACCTGGACTAGGATGTTGGCCCAATCTTTTAAAAGTATTACCTTTTTTTAAAAATATTGCAGGTTTCGCCCATTGATGATTTGGATCATTTTTATCTCCCCAATTATTCCATGTACAATATAATAAAGCATTATTAGCCCATGTATGAACCCATACGTCTCTACTGCCACCGCTTTGAGGTGCTGTTACATCTTGTATTTTAATAAAAGGTAAATAACCCCAAAAATGATTTCTATGTTCTTTTCTTTTATCTCTTGGAATACTTTTAATATCTAATGGTCCTGCTGGCCCTTGTGGACCTTGTGGCCCCTGCTGACCTCTTTCGCCATCTTTTGGTGGTGCTACTTGTGGTGCAGGTGCGCCTTTCATACCTGGAATTCCAGGTAATCCTGTTTGTGCTACTGGACCAGCAGTACCAGGAGGCCCAGAGGGTCCCTGTGGACCTTTTTCTCCGATAGCACCTTGTGGACCTCTTTCACCTTGTTTTCCTGAATCACCTTTACCAACACATAAACTACTATTACCTTGTAAACCTCTTGCACCTTTTTGACCGGTCTTACCAATATCACCTTTATCACCATCTTTGCCACGTGGAATGGGAATTATAATTTCTTGTATACCATCCTTTGCTTGTTGTTCTATAGAAGGATAGTTTTCTTCCGGAAATTTACCTAATATTTCTCTACTTTCTTTATCAATAAATTTGATTGGTGGAATAGGTAAAGCATTCTTACCTTTTTTTCCAATTTTTCCTTGTCCTCCCTTATCGCCTTTATCACCTTTGGCACCGGTATCACCTTTATCCCCTTTATCGCCTTTATCACCTTCGTTTATGTTTTCTTCATTTGAATTAATATCTAATTTTTTTCTAGCATTTTTATTATTTTCATCTTTTACACTAATAATATCTTGAAATTCTTCAGTTTGATTTTCATTATTTATAATAAATATTAATAATAAACAAATAAATATCAATAATATTAAAAATGCATATATTTTTAAATTATAACTATTAATTGAAATAAGCATTATAATTTATTACCTCTATTATTATTTTTTATTTTTGTTCACATATTAAAAAAGCAAAGGGTGTATTTAACATATAATATGGATAATTATTAATATTAATTAAATCTATATTTTGATTAATATCTATTATTTTTGTAATATTCAAATCTATATTATCATAATAAAAAACCTTTCTTGTATTATTTTTGAATTCAATTATAATATTATCTTCTGATTTATAATTTAATGAATTATAATATATTGCATCTATAAAATTATTAAACATTATTAGATCATGAATATTTATTTTATGTATTATATTTCTATTTGATATTTTATGATTATCTATTTTTAATTTATATTTATGATTTAATTGATTTAGATATTCATCAGTATATTTTTTACCAGTATTAATATTATTAGATATATATGTTATATTTTTAGATGTTGAATTTTTATTTAATGTATTTAAATAATTTGCTGTATCATGATATTTTTGTAATTTTAAATTAGGTTTATTATATGAATTATTATATGTTTTAAGTGCTAAAATATTTATATTTAATCTTAAATTTTTATTATTAAAAATATATGGTTTAATAAAAGATTTGGCACATTTAAAATTATTAAAATTTAAAACTAATAAAATTATTTTTATATATTTAAACATATTTTTAATTATAATATAATTTTATATTTATATATAAAAAAAATAAAATTAATTAGAATAGGCAAGACCACCCATACCAGATAATATACGTAATACGTTATAATTTACAGCATAAACACTTATTAAACCAGTTACACCACTTGCTACTTGTAAATGAGCACTATCAATACGAGACATATTAAGAGTACCAGATGGTTGATGTTCTTCTGGTTTCAATGCAAATGAATATACATTTATACCTAATTTGTAATGATCTGGCGTATTTTCATGATGTTGATATGGTTGTATGATTGAGAAATATGCGCCATCTCTTTCAGCAAAGCGATCATTTCCATTAAGTTGTAATTTTGCTCTTCTAACAGGATTGCTTGGTAAACTAAGGAGTACATCTTTGTTACTACCATCACCTTGTGTATCACTAACGCCATCTGATGTAATATGATTATATTGATTAAATGCATCGCTTGAGAAATTATTCCAATATGGTTTACTTTCTTTAGTAGCAATTTCACCAATGCCGAGAGTTGGAGTAGGGGCACCAGTTTGAGAGTCTGGTTTAATAGTCCATATTAATTCTTTAACGGGATGATTGAAATTCATTCTTACACTCTTAAGTGCATCACCTAATGATTGAGTAATTTTGTCAGCACCAGTAAATTGTAACTGTTCTATTAAATATTCATGAGATAATTGTGCAAATCTTCTACGTTCATCGGTATCTAAAAAGATATAATCGACCCATAATTGAGAAGTTTCCATTGATAATGTTCCACCTTTATTTGTATTATTATCTTCATCTTCTTTAGTAGTACCATCATAGCTGAAGTTACCATCAGTTTGATCAACTAATTCATTCGCATTAGCATATTCAATATTAATTTTAACTTCATGATATTGTAAAGCAATTAATGGTAAAGCCAAACCTACATTGCGACAGAACCAAAATTCTAAAGGTATATATACTTCTACCTCGTTACCACCATCAAGTAAAACAGATGCATTTCTTTGATTGCCACCAACCATAACATCATAACCAGTTTTTTTACCAACAGGCATACTTAATTCATTCCAAATATATAACCATTCAGAATAATGTTTATCAATACGTTGTCCGCCAATTTCTAATTCAATATTTTTAAGTAATCTTAAACCATAATATGGTACAAGTGCTAATTTAGTTCCAGCACTGGCTGTATTTTTTAAAGTAGCTCTGAAATATATTCTATTGATTAAATCACCATTGCGTGTTATCAATACGCTAACACGAGATCCTATACTTGGATTTCCGTTAAAACTTTGTTCGATTGCTTCCATCGCAAAATTAGTGTGACGGCGATAAACTACTTTAAAAAAAGTAATTTGTGGATTACCTGTTAAATATACATCTTGTGCACCATATGCTACGAGTTGAAGAAGACCACCACCCATTTGTTTTTAATTCACTTTTATACTATAATAGGAGAAAAAAAAATATAATAATTAAACTTAATTACTATAAGCAATACCGCCCATACCCGATAATATACGTAATACGTTGTAATTTACAGCATATATAGAAACTGACTTACCTGATCCCCCCGCACCAGAAACATAATCTAATGATAATGTTGCTGAATCAATACGAGACATATTAAGAGTTCCGGATGGTTGATGTTCTTCGGGTTTTAATGCAAAAGAATAAACATTAATACCAACATTATTTGGTACATTTTCGTGATGTTGGAATGGTTGTACTAAATTAAAATATTTACCATCACGAGAAGCAAAGCGATCATTGCCGTTTAATGTCAATTTGCCTTCTTTAACAGCATTGGTTAAACCTGAATTTGGACCTATTAATGCGCTAAGAGCATCATAATTAGCAGCACTAGCTTGTGTAACAGCAGTTGCGCTGCTAGTAAAGTTAAACCAATTGTCATTATTTGGAGTATCAGTTTGTACAGTCCATACCAATTCTTTAACAGGATGATTGAAATTTAATTTAATTTTATTACCAGCAACTTCTTTGCCGGTAAATTGTAATTGTTCGATTAAATATTCATGAGAAGATTGAGCGAATTTTCTACGTTCATCAGTATCTAAATAAACATAATCAACCCATAATGATGCATTTAATGTAGCACTAGTAGTTGCAGTTTCACCTTGTTGAATACATTCTGACTCGGGAGCAAATTGAATATTAATTTTAACTTCATGATATTGTAAACCAATTAAAGGTAATGCTAAACCAACATTGCGACAGAACCAAAATTCAAGAGGAACATATAAATTACCATCTAAATCGCCACCTGGTCCACCAACCATACTGTAATAAGCATCTTTTTTACCAACTGGTAATGATAATTCATTCCAGATGTACATCCATTCAGCATAATGTTTATCTATTTTTTGCCCTCCAATTTCAACTTCTGCATATTTTACTAAACGTAAACCATAAAAGGGACAACATTTAGGTTCAGTAGTATTAACTACTAAATAAGCACGACTGATTAAATCACCATTTCTAGAAATAGTGCTTGTAACACGTTGTCCGTAACCTACAGAACCATTGAAAGTTTGTTGAATAGATTCTAAAGCAAAGTTAGTATGTCTGCGATATACTACTTTGAAAAAGGTAATTTGAGGATTACCAGTTAAATATACGTCTTGAGCACCATAAGCAACGAGTTGAAGAAGACCACCGCCCATTTTATTTTTGTTCTTTCTATTATATTATTTAAGAAAAAAAATAAGTAATTTATTATCTAATTGGAATACGCGATGCCACCCATACCAGATAATATACGTAATACGTTGTAATTTACAGCATATACAGATACCATATCAGCCGCATCACCAGATGTATCATATTCTAAATCTAATGTTGCAGAATCAATACGAGACATGTTTAGAGTGCCAGATGGTTGATGTTCTTCAGGTTTTAATGCAAAAGAATAAACATTGATACCAACGTTATTTGGTACATTTTCGTGATGTTGGAATGGTTGTACCATTGAGAAATACATACCATCGCGTTGAGCAAAACGATCATTGCCATTAAGTGTTAGTTTGGCTTTACTAATTAAATTGACTGGAGCACCAGCTGGACCAACAAGATTGGCAAGAGTTGAATATTTTTTATCAGTCGAAGCAGAAACTACATCTTTATCACTGGTATAATTAAACCAGTTATTTACGTCTCTAGAAGCACCTTCAGCAACCCATACTAATTCTTTAACAGGATGATTAAAGTTTAATTTAAGTTTTCTATTTGCTTGTTCTTTTCCAGTAAATTGTAATTGTTCGATTAAATATTCATGAGAAGATTGAGCGAATTTTCTACGTTCATCAGTATCTAAATAAACATAGTCTACCCATAAGGAAGCAGATAATGAGCCGGCTGTAGAAGCTACTTCGCTTGCATCTGCAAATTGAATATTTACTTTAACTTCATGATATTGTAAACCAATTAAAGGTAATGCTAAACCAACATTGCGGCAGAACCAAAATTCAAGAGGAACATACATAGTACCTACTGCAGCAGAAGTGCCACCCGGTCCACCAACCATATTGTAATAAGCTTGTTTTTTGCCAACAGGCATACTTAATTCATTCCAGATATACATCCATTCGCCATAATGTTTGTCTATTTTTTGACCGCCGATTTCTAATTCAACATATTTGATAGCGCGTAAACCAACCATTGGCGCTAATCCAGTAGAACCACTAGTTGACATTTCTAAATAAGAACGACTGATTAAATCACCATTTCTAGAAATGGTAGCTGTTACACGATTGCCCCAGCCAACAGAACCATTAAAAGTTTGTTGTATAGATTCTAAAGCAAAGTTAGTATGTCTGCGATATACTACTTTGAAAAAGGTAATTTGAGGATTACCTGTTAAATATACATCTTGTGCACCGTAAGCTACAAGTTGAAGAAGACCGCCACCCATTTTAATTTATACTTTCTTTTATACTATATAATTAGAAAAAAAAAAGAGAGAAAACTTAATTAGAATAGGCAAGACCGCCCATACCTGATAAAATACGTAAAACGTTGTAATTAACAGCATATACTTGCAAATTACCTGTTTTCTTTGTTGCATCTTCTATTTTTAATGCTAATACGGCGCTATCTATACGAGACATATTGAGAGTACCCGATGGTTGATGTTCTTCTGGTTTAATAGCGAAAGAATACACATTGATACCACCATTTTTAGGTACATTAGTATGATGTTGATACGGTTGAATTTTATCGAAATAAGTACCATCACGTGGAGCAATACGATCATTACCATTAAGTCTAATGTGTGCTGTAGTAACAGGATTTCCACCAAAAACAGTAGCGTCGTCATCCTTAGAATAATTATTCCATTGTAATACAGGATTTTTAGTAGTTGCGGATTTATCACCAGGCCATTTAGAAACCCATACTAATTCTTTGCAAGGATGATTGAAATTTAATCTAACTTGAGTATTGTATGATTCTTCACCGGTATATTGTAATTGTTCAATTAAATATTCATGAGATAATTGAGCGAATTTTCTACGTTCATCAGTATCTAAATAAATATAATCGACCCAAATATCAACTCTTGTAAGATCACCAATTGTTACAGCATTACCAGATGGTTCGTGTACTACTGAAGTATCAGCGTCGGCAGCTTTAAAATTAACAGCAACTTCATCTTTTTCAGCAAAATCAATTTTGAATTTTACTTCATGATATTGAAGAGCAATTAAAGGTAATGCTAATCCGACATTGCGACAGAACCAAAATTCTAATGGAATATACAATTTACTTGAAGCCGATGTTAAAACAGTAGATAAAGCACCACCATTTGCACCAACCATTTTATCATAACCATATCTTTTACCAGATGGTAAAGACAATTCATTCCATATGTACATCCAATCAGAATAATGTTTATCAATTTGTTGTCCTCCGATTTCAACAGTTACAGATTTTAATAATTTTAATCCAACATAATTTACATAATGATCTTTTGCTTGATCTTGAACATAACCCAAACCGGGTAATTCAACTTCTACATATGCTCTATTTATTAAATCGCCATTTCTAGATACAGTACAAGTTATTGAACTACCATATTGCGCTGTTCCATTATAAGTTTGCATAATAGATTCAATCGCAAAATTAGTATGACGTCTATAAACTACTTTGAAGAAAGTAATTTGAGGATTACCAGTTAAATATACATCTTGAGCACCATAGGCTACTAATTGAAGAAGACCACCACCCATTTGTTATTTTATCTTTTTATACTATATAAAAAGAAAAAAAATAAAGATAAACACAATATACTTAAAAGAATTATTATAAAAAGTTTATATAAGATGTTTAAAGATAAAACATCTAAAAAAAGATTGAATAATACAGAAAATTATAAAGATAAATGTACTTTAGATACAATGCATCATAATATAATTAAAGATTTTGAAAATAAGTCAAAAAAATATAATGAATATATTATTAACTTAGATAAATTAAATTTAAATAAAAATAATATAATGTCGAATATTCAAATATTATCAGAAAATAAAGATAATTTAAATACAAAAGAATATAATAATTTATGGAATTCAAATATCAAAATTAAAGAAGAAATATATAATATAAATCAAGAACTTAAAAATATAGAAAACTATAATGAAATAGATTATTATAAAGATACAAGTGATATATTATTTAATTATTATGATATTATTGAAAATCAATCTAAAAATAGTAATCTTGCAAAAAAAACTGTTCTTGATGCTTTAAATAATAAAAATGTTACACATGTGAATAATACAGATAAAACAAGTTTAGTAGATGAATATTTATCATTAACTAATAGTCAATATGTAAAAAAAAATTTAAATGAAAATATAGAAATATGCAAAGAATGTCAAAATTCATTAACTTGTTTACAACATGAAGCAATTATGATATGTGAAAAATGTGGATACCAAGAATTATTACTTGTTGAGCAAAATAGACCGATATTAAAACAAAACGCTAAAGATACATCACATTTTAGTTATAAAAGAATTAATCATTTTAGAGAGTGGTGTAATCAAGTTCAAGGAAAAGAAAGTACCGATATACCAGATGAAATTTTTGAAAAAATTTTAAATGAAATAA